GCCAGTCTGAAAAAGGACTCGGCCAATGCCACCGGGATCTTGGACAAGAACCTGGAGGAGCGCCGGCAGTCGTCGGCGCAGAAGTGGTCGGAAATGGCCCAGGGCATGGACGACGCCATGCGCGCGATCGGCGACGCGTTCCGCCCGGTCACCGACAAGGTGGCGGACGGGCTGACCTACGTTACCGAAGGGCTGAGCAAGCTGTCGGATGAATCGCCCAAAGTGGTGACCGGCATCGGTGCGGCCGTGGCAGCGGTGATCGCCTTTCAGGGCTCCATGAGCACCTTCAAGATCGCCAAGGGCTTGCTGAATATCGGGCGCGGTTCGCTGATGGGCAATCCGAACATCCCGCAAAAGGTCATTGTGGTGGGCGGGGGTGGCGGCGGTGGCAGTGGCCTGGACGCGGGCGACCTTGATGCCGAAGGCAAGGACGGTAAAAAAGGCAAGAAAGGCGGGCGGTCCGGCCGAGGGCGGGGGCGAAGTGGTGGCGGTGGGCGAGGCTTAGGGATCGGCTCCGCTGTCAAGGGCGCCGCCGTGGTGGCGGTGGTGGATGCTGGGTTTAAGGTCTACGACACGTATCAGAACGCCGAAACGCAGGACGATAAAGCCGAAGGCTATGGTGCGGCCGCTGGTGGCTTGGCAGGCACGTTGTCCGGCGCGGCGGCTGGGGCCGCTTTGGGCACCCTGCTGTTGCCGGTCATTGGTACGGCTATTGGCGGCCTTGTCGGCGGTGTTCTCGGCAACATGGGCGGCGACGTTTTGGGGGGCTATCTGGGCAAGGCGGCCTTCGGTACGCCCGACGACCTGAAGCGCCTGCCGGCCGCCGGGCCGCTGATGATGGCCAATGCCGGCAAGGACATACTACCGGTGCTGGGCGGGATCGCCCAGTCGTTCGCGCCGTCGACCACCGGGCCGCTGATGCTGGCCAATCCCGGCGCCGGCCCGGGGGCGAGTGTCGCTGCCACGTCGGCGGCCGCTGCGCCGCCGGTGTCGTATGACCCGCGCGACCTCAATTCCAAGGACGCCATGTTGCTGCCGCACTTTGCCAACAAGGTGCGTTTCCCGGGCTCCGAGCTGCGCAGGCCCAAGGTCATTCGCTCGGGGCTGGAAGATCCGGCGCCGCAACCGGGGGAGGCGGCGAAAGCCATGATGTTGCCGCCGGCCAGCGCCGACGCGGCGGCCGGGGCACTGGTCAAGCCGATGGCGGCGAAAGCGGAGGCGCCCAAGGTCGAGTCGAACGTGGCGATTCAGGCGCCGTTCTCGCTGACGGTCAACGGCGACGTGAAGGATGGCAATCAGCTTTTTGCGCAGATCAAGCCGCAGCTCGATCAGTACTATCGCGACATGGCCAAGCAGGTGGGGAGCGTTCAACTGTTTGACGCGCCGCACGTTTAATCGGGGGACATATGTCTGATCAAAACAAGACCGCATTGCAGCGATTACAGTCGGGGCTGGGTTTCCTGGCCTCGGCCGGGGAAACCGGGCGGCGCAGCCTGGACGGCATGTTGGGGCCGGTGAATGGCGCGATCGGGGAAATCACCGGCGCGGCTTCCGAGCTGGAGGGGTTGCCCTTTGTCGGTCCGGCGGTCGGCGCCCAGCTTCAGCGCGTCATGCGCGGGGTGAATGCCGCTCAGGCCCAGGTCGGGAAAGTGGTGGCCATGTACGGCACGGCCACCCGAGCGCTGTCGCAAATTGATGAGCGCATGGGCGTGCTGAAGGAGCAGGCGGGCAAGGCGTCGACGGCGATCGGCAAGATCGCCGGCAAGGTCAGCCCGGCGCTGGCCAACATTGTGCCCACGGGTGCGTTTGCTACGGACCAGACGCCGGCACCGGAGGCGGTGAAACCGTTCCCGCACCTGCTGATCATCCAGCCGCAAGATCCCAAGGCGCAGCCGTATTTCTTCAACCTCGACACGGCGGCCTTTGATGAGCTGCGCCGCTCGACCGAATTCCGCTGGGCCTCCCAGGAGCGCCTGTCGCGGCGACCGGCGCAGCAAGGCGTGGGCATGGGGGACGAAAAAATCACGCTCAAGGGCGCGATTTTCCCCGGCTTCAAGGGCGGCCTGAAACAGCTCGATACCCTGCGCGCACTCGGCGCCCAGCTCAAGCCGCTGACCCTGACCACGGGTTATGGCGACGTGCTGGGCACCTGGTGCCTGAAAAGCGTCGAGGAAGAACAAAGCTCGCTGATGCAAGGCGGGATCCCGCGTAAACAAGGGTTCACTCTGGAGTTTGGGCGCTATGGCGACGACATGCAGAACGTCTGACGGGGATCTGTTGGACACCATCTGCCATAACTTCTATGGCCACCTCAACGGCAGCGTGGAGGCGGTGCTCGATGCCAATCAGGGGCTGGCCGATGAGCCGCAACCGTACCGCGACGGCGTGGTGATCCTGTTGCCGGATCTGGCGGCCCCTGCCCAGGAACAAGTCACCCTGTGGGATTGATGGACTACACTCGTGTCGTTCATCGTTTGAACTTCCTTACTTTCTGGCCCGCCTTGTGCGGGTTTTTTTTGGGAAAAAAAACCGATGACACCCCAATTTCGGATTGTGGCCGATGGCGCCGATATCACCGGCCTGATCAACGATCGGCTGATTCAGCTCAGCACCACCGACAAGCCGGGCATGGATTCGGACACGTTCGAACTGCGCATTGATGACCGTGACGGGCTGGTGACGTTGCCCCGGCGCGGCATCGGGATCGAGGTCTACCTGGGCTATGCCGAGACGGGGCTGTCCCGCCTGGGCCGCTACGTAGTCGATTCGGTCACGGTGTCCGGGCCGCCGGATACGATCGTGATCAAGGGCAAGGCCAGCGACATGCGCGGCAGTGGCAAGACCATCCGTAGCGGAAGCTGGGAGGAGGTGCCGTTGTCGAAGATCGTCGGCGATATCGCCGCGCGCAATGGCTGGGCGCCGGGGTGCCCGGTGTCGACGAAGGTCGCCCGGGCGGACCAGCTCGGCGAATCCGACTTCAATTTCATCACGCGCCTGGCTAAGCAGCACGACTGCACAGCCAAGGTCGCAGACGGCAAGTTGTTGGTGATGCCGCGTCAAGGCGGACAGACCGCCAGCGGCAAGGCCTTCGGCGCGATCACCCTGACGCGCAGCGACGTCAGCCGCTGGCAGTTCAATCTGGAGGATCGCAACACACACAAGTCGGTCGGGGCCAAGCATCAGGACAAGAAAACCGGAAAGCTGGTGGTGGTGTCCCTGGAGAATGACGACCTTCCGACCGGCCTGCCGGCGGTGCATACCGATCGGCATATCTACCACGACAAAACCGCCGCCGAGTCTGCCGCCAAGGCGCGCTTGGCCGCGTTCAACCGATCGAGCGCCGGCGTGCGTTTCGAAATGCCCGGCCGCACGGATCTGTTTGCCGAACGCCCGATCATTGCCCAGGGCTTCAAGGTCGGCCTCGATGGCGAGTATCTGACCGATTCGGTCGAGCAGGTCTACACCCAAGCGGGCTGGTCGACCACCGTCGAATGCAACGGCGGCAAGCACGGCAAGGCGAAAGCCAAGGGCAAGAAGCCGAAGAAACAAACGAAGCCGCTCAAAGTTGTGAGCCTGTAACCGCGCTGTTGCGCATCCCTAATCCGCCGTGTGCGGTTTTTTTATGCCTGGAGTTTGTATGGCCATTACCGAACAACAGCTGCAACGCATCATGCCCAACGCCCGCCGCCAAGCGGGCGTTTTTGTACCCGCCCTCAATGCCGCGATGGCGCACCGGCAAATCACTACTCCGAAGCGCCAAGCGGCGTTCCTGGCGCAAGTGGGCCATGAGTCGGGTCAGCTGCAGTATGTCCGTGAGCTGGGTGGTGAGCAGTACCTGAGCAAGTACGACACCGGCAATCTGGCGGCAAAACTGGGAAACACGCCGGAAGCAGACGGGGATGGCCAGCGCTATCGCGGTCGCGGTTTGATCCAGATCACCGGCCGCAACAATTACCTGCGCTGCAGCTTGGCGTTGTTTGGCAATGAGCGACTGCTGCGTACACCTGAGCTGCTGGAATTGCCGCAATGGGCTGCCGAGTCGGCCGCGTGGTTCTGGTGGGTGCGTGAGCTGAACGTGCTGGCCGATGAGGATGAGTTCGAAGTGATCACACGCAAGATCAACGGTGGTCTCAATGGGCTGGCGGATCGGCTGGAATTGTGGACTCGGGCGAGGGCGGTGCTATGCGTTTCGTCGACCTGATCCCGGCACCGTATCGGCTGCTGGCCACCGGTGTCCTGCTGGTCGCATTGGCAGGAGGATCCGCTGCGTTAGCGTGGCAGGTCCAGGACTGGCGCTATGGCCTGCAGCTGGAACAGCAAGCTCGCCTGCAAGCGGAAAGACTAAACCAACAAACACTGGCAGCGATCGCGCAGCAGCAAACCGAGCAAGACAAGCGCCTGGCACTGGAACAGCGGCTTTCCGTCAGTGAACAAACCCATTACCGAGCCCTGAGCGATGCCCAACGTGATCAAGGTCGCCTGCGCGACCGCCTTGCCACTGCTGATCTGCGCCTGTCAGTCCTACTCGACGCCACCGCTATTGCCGGCGGTGACTCATTGCCAGCCAGCACCACCGCCGGCGGCGTGGTTCATGGAGCCACAAGAGCCCAACTTGACCCGGCGCATGCTCAACGAATTATCGGCATCACCGATACCGGCGATCAAGGACTGATCGCCCTGGCGGCCTGTCAGGCCTACGTCAAAGAAGTCTCAGCACCGAAGTGAAAAGAGCGGCCGGGTTGGATGCGTCAACATCCCACCTGACCGCCGTCCCTGCAGATGGTCCCTGCAAGTCCAGCCAAGGCTCTTGCTCCGTGCAAAAGGCGCGGCGAGCCTGGCGTCTGTATATCCATACAGTAAAGATCTTGCTCTCTATGTCTACACCCATCATTCCTTGGATGGGCGGCAAACGCCGCCTGGCCGATCGCCTCATTCCGCTGTTTCCGCCACACGAATGCTACGTCGAAGTCTTTGCCGGCGGTGCCGCTCTCTACTTCATGCGGCCCCAGGCCGAGCCGGTTGAAGTCCTCAACGACATCAACGGCGACTTGGTGACGCTCTACCGCGTCGTGCAGAACCACTTGGAAGAATTTGTGCGCCAATTCAAACGGGCACTCAGTTCGCGCCAGGTGTTCGAGTGGCAGAAGATGAACCGCCCTGAAACTCTCGCCGACATTCAGCGCGCCGCGCGATTTTTCTACCTGCAGCGCAGCGCCATGCCTTCGCCGGCAAGGTCACCGGGCAAACGTTCGGTACCGCGACCACCGGCCCGGCGATCAATCTGCTGCGGATTGAGGAAAACCTCTCGGCTGCGTGGCAGCGTCTGTCTGGTACCTACGTCGAACACTTGCCCTGGCTTGAATGCGCTGAACGCTGCGACCGTGCCCATACTTTCCACTACATGGACCCGCCTTACTGGCAGACTGCTGGCTATGGCGTGGACTTTCCGTTTGAGAACTATGAGCGCATGGCGGATTTTATGCGTCGCTGCAAAGGCAAGGTTATGGTCAGCATCAACGACCACCCGGACATCCGGCGGGTGGTCGAGGGGTTTCACTTTGAGACGTTGGATATCCGCTACAGCAATACTAACCAGCGGCAGGGTAATGCTGAGGTGAGTAAGGAGATAGTAGTAACGAACTGGCATCCTTCTATACTTGGGGGTCTATTTTGAATTTAGGGATTGACCTTCTTCAGCTGCGCAGCTGAAACTCGAATTCTGAGCGGGGTGGTGGCGAAATGACATCATTTCGCATGGCTTGCTCTGAGATGTAGGGAAACTGTGCTAATGTAGAAGCAAACCAATAGCTAGTTTTGCAGCATCATGCATAATTTGAGATAAATAGAAAAAATAGCGTTAAGTATGATGTATTGGTTTGAAATTGACTTAATAATGCAGGTGGTTTAAAGAATGGATAATGAACAGTTCCATGAGAGCAGCGCGAGTGTCCATTACAGACCATTTGTTGAACAATTAAATCAGGTTATCTTAAATGGTGATTGCTTCGACCTTGCTTCTGCTAGCGCTGTAGAAGATATTGATGTGGAAGCCAGTTTTGCTGTTGAGAGATTAGTTCCTTATGCGTTACGTTCTGAGATGGGGATCTTTTTTACTCCCGAAGAAATATCTGTAAGATGCGCTGATGTTTTTCAAAGTCATATTGCAGGTGGGGAATCTTTTTTTGATCCCGCGTGTGGTTCTGGAAATTTGCTCATTAGTGTTGCTCGGCAATATGAGATAAAGAATAGTTTGTTGGAGACGGTAGTTTTTTGGGGTGAAAAATTTGGCGGGTGTGATATCAATGAGAGTTTTGTACGAGCTGCAAAGCTTCGACTTATTGCCTTAGCTGCTCTGCGTCACGACCTGCCTACAATATCCGAAGATGAGTTGTGTGGGTTGCTTTGCCACTTGGTAAATTTTCATGTTGGTGATTATTTGATTGCTCCGGTTGGCGGAGAATTTGACTGTATAATAGCAAATCCGCCATTTGGGCATCGTCTAGCCTCTGCAGATCTATGCTGGAGCGCAGGTAAAACTCAGCTGGCAGCGATATTTGTAGACGCAATGATTCGAGTTGGTAAGCCTGATCAGAAGATTTTGGCAATACTGCCGGATGTTTTACGAAGTGGCACGCGTTATAGATTATGGCGAAAATTTGTCGAGACATATTCCTATAAGTCTAATGTACATAGCTATGGACGATTCTCTCAAAATGTTGATGTAGATGTGTTTTTGCTGGAGATTTCAGTGTCGGCCGGAAAGAGTGAGGTCGAAGAAGCGAAGTGGGTGGAAACGAAAAAAACATCAAAGAATTCAAAAAAAATTAGTGATCTATTCAAGGTAAATGTTGGGCCGGTGGTTCCGCATAGACTGAAGGATAGTGCACCTCTAGTGCCATTTGTTTGTGCGAAAAGTGCACCTCCTTTCGAGTTGATAGAGCCGACTGCCAAAGTTAAGTTTGACGGAACCTTGTATTTGCCTCCATTTGTGGTAGTTCGTCGCACATCAAACCCTTGCGATAAACAAAGACTTGTCTCTTCTGTCATCGTTGGAGAACAGTTTGTCGCTGTGGAAAACCATTTGATAATAGTTCGACCATTAGATGGTTTGGTAAGTACTTGTACTCGGCTGGTGAAATATCTAACGGGGCAAGCGGCGGCAGCGCAGATAGATTCGATGATCAGATGTCGGCACTTAACTAAAGGCGCAATTTCATCTATCGTGCTCCCGAGGGGATTTGTATGACAGATGTTCATTTCAGGTTTTCACCGAATATCTTGGTGCGTTTAGGCGAAGAACTTAACCAAGGGACTGATCAGAGTATTCTAGAGCTCATCAAAAACTCTTATGACGCTGATGCAAAAAACTGCACTATAGAGCTATCGAATACCACAGAGCCAGGAGGGTCGATTATTGTCACTGATGACGGTGATGGAATGTCTGGTGATAATATAAAAAACTCTTGGTTGGTTTTAGGTAAATCTTCCAAGAATAATAACCAGTTAACGGGTTTAGGGCGTATTCCATCTGGAAGTAAGGGGCTAGGCCGACTCGCAGCGCTGAGAATGGGCAGAGTTGTTAGGCTTGAATCCACCCAGGCTTCCGCGTTGTCAAGTAGCTCTCTGACAGTTAATTGGGATCTGTTCGATAACGCCAGTACGGTTGAAGAAGTTGAGCTTGTGATTGAAGCACAACCTTCAAAAAAAGAGAAAGGTACGCGTACCGAGTTAAGCGAACTCAGAACAGCCATCAGGTCTGACGAGCTTAAAAAACTCGCGAGAGTAGTCTTGACCCTCACTGACCCATTCGAAGATAAAAAATCAGGTTTCAATGTAATATTGAAAGCTCCCGAATTCGATGAGATTGAGAAATTATTAAAACAGAAATATTTTGATTCGTGTGAGTATCATCTTTCTTCTAGAGTGGATGAGGATGGTTTTATATCTGCTGAAATATTGGATTGGCAAGGTCAGTTGTTACAAAAAGCAGATCATGGAACAATTAGAGGTAAGAAAAAGGAAAATATTTTCAAACTACCTCCGTGCAAGTTTGATTTTTGGGCCTTTCTGTTAAAAAAAGACGGGTTTACCTCTGGGCGAAATGTGAATCTCGGTGATGTGAGAGAGTGGTTAAAACACTTTGGAGGAGTGCACGTCTATCAGGATGACGTACGGGTTTCGCCCTACGGTGCGCAAGGTGATGATTGGCTGGGTATAAACCTGTTACGTACTCAGAAGCCTGAAGAGCGTCCAAGCACAAATAACTCCATCGGTAGGATTTCTCTTAGTAATCGAGGTGAGTACCCACTAACTCAGAAAACTGATAGGTCAGGGTATATCGAAGACGATGCCTTTCTAGAGTTAAAGAGTTTTGCCCTTGAAAGTCTTGAGTGGATGGCCAAATGGCGCTTGGCTCAAGCAGAAAAAAGAAGGCTTTCTGATAAAAAAATAATTCCAGAAGCAGCGGCTAAAGAAAAGACGAAGTTCGAAGATGTTCTTCAGGAAGCACCTGCGACAGTTAGGCGTAAATTGTCGGCAGCGTTCGATCAGTATGCAAAGTCTCGTGATAAAGAAGCGGATTCTTTACGTAAGGAAATTCAGCTATATCGTACGTTAAGTACAGCTGGCATTACTGCAGCCACCTTTGCTCATGAATCACATGGAAATCCACTAAAAATAATAGAACTTGGCGTTACCACTATCGCCGCAAGGACAAGTCAGTTTGATGCGGATGCCCAGGCGCCAATTAGGAAAGTCATTTCTAAGATGAGATCTGCGCTTGATGCGCTTGCGACGCTAAGCTCAGCTACATTAAGTCTTGTAAAAGCAAATAAAAGGCGAGTGGGTAGAGTTGAAATCAATAAAGTTGTTTTGCAAATATCCGAATTGATGCAGCCGTTTTACGAGGCAAGGGAAACGAATGTTAGTCTTCATTTAACCGCTTTCTCACCATTTTTACGATGCTCTGAGGCTGCTATTGAGTCAATTTTGTCGAATTTGATTAATAATTCTCTGAACGCTTTTCGACGTGAAAACGTTAAACGCAGAAGCATTGACATAAGCACCGAGATTTCTGGTGATAATTGCATTATTATAGTGGCTGATTCAGGGCCTGGCATCGGTCAATCAGATATCAATGATATTTGGTTGCCCGGTGTTACTTCCAATCCGGATGGAACTGGGTTGGGTCTGACCATTGTTAGAGATACTGTTAAGGATTTGGGTGGGGATGCCGAAGTAGTTTCTCCGGGGACTCTCGGTGGCGCAGAGTTTCGTATAAGAATACCAATAATCGGGAAGTGATATGCAAGCTCTAAGTATTGAGGGGAGAGAGATATCCCGAGTTTTTTTAATTGATGATGATCCGGATGTTCGTGAGGGCTATGATGGCATCTTATACGATCTGAATGTAAAAAAAGAAGAAGTTACCAAGATATATAACGTTGCTGAGTTAATTAAGTTTTCTGATTGGCATGATGGGTATGTGTGCGATTTTCAGCTGACCAATACTATGTATTCCCCCATAAATGGAGATATTATAGTATCTAGTTTGTATGAAAAGAAGATTCCTGCGGTGCTTTGCTCTCGCAACGCTGAGATGGTTTCGTCGGTAAGAAGTCTTCGTCACTCAATTCCTTGTATTTTGGATGCCAGAGACCTTAACGGGGATAATGTAGTTGCAGCGTTCTCAACATGCATTAAGGAGTTTTCTGGCACCTTCTCTCGCCAAAGAAGGCCTTGGCCTGCATTGGTGCGAATAGAAAACATCGTTATCCCAGGTGACGGTTTTACGCGTGTCGCAGTTGTGGTGCCGGGGTGGGACGCACAAACGATGATTGAAATTGATGTTTATCCAAATGATCATCAGTTTTATGATTTGATGCTCAATACCCTGAACAACGGTGAAATATTCCGAGCTATGGCAAAAGTTAATTTGGATGCCGAAGGCTTGAAGGACGTTTACATCAAGGATTGGGCCAAAATAAAATGAGTACACTCACAGTCTTGGATGTGGGGCATGGCAGTTGTTCAGTTATATCTTCTGAGGGCAAAACAGTTGTCGTTGATGCTGCCAATAGGACCCATCTGCTGTGCTATTTGGAAAGTAAAGGCATTAAACAGATTGATTTGATCGTCATATCTCATACTGATTTGGATCATGTTGGTGGTTTGATTAATGTTCTCAGCTCTCCTGATTTAGTTGTCAAACGCTTGGTTATTAATCCAGATGGACAGAAAAAATCGAAAATTTGGGGGGATATTAGAGCGTTGGTCGACGGGGTTGTAGAAAGAGGAGAGCTTGACTTGGTTATGTCTGTTGTCGCTGGCAAACAATATGAATGGGCAGATGTAAATGAGTCTTTATGCTTGGAAGTAGTTTCTCCTAGTACGTTGATGGCAATGTCGGGGCCGGGTTTGAGGCTTCCTGATGGGCAGAACGTAATTACGGGTAACTCTGCCAGTATTGTGGTTCGTGTAATTTTTAATGGAACTCCTGTTGTGCTTGTTACGGCTGATATGGATATGATTTCACTGTCTGAGATGCAACGATGCAACGTTCCGGTAAAGGCCGATTTTTTAATATTTCCTCATCATGGAGGATTGCCGGGAAATGCTGATCCCGCTAAATTTACCGAAGAACTTATTGCAATGGTTGAACCGAAGTCGGTGATTTTTTCCAACGGCCGTGGGCTTCATGGCACACCTAAATCGGAAATAATAAGCATAATAAAAAAATGCGCACCAACTCCGTATATAGCATGTACTCAACTGTCTTTAAATTGCTGCGCGAAACCTATGGCTCGAGATGATTTTAAGCCGACTAATTATTCTGCTGGGGTTTTGGATGATGCATTTTGCGCAGGCACTATAGAAATTGATTTAATTAATAGGACTTCTAATCAAGCAGATTTAGAGGCTCATGTGTCATTTACCCGTGGTTTGCCAAACTCGCTATGTGGCAAAGAGCAATTGATTTTTACAACGGGTGTATAAGATTTTAGACAATGAAAGTAGGTTTGTTATGTCGCTGCTTGACTGACACCAGTCAAGAGTTATTGGACGGTTACATTTTTTGATGTTTTAGTCTATTGCTGCCACTGTTCGGTGGACATATCTCCGTAGGTGTCTTCCAAGGCGATGAGTTCTTCTGCATTCAGAAGGAGGCCAGCGTCGGAGCTTCAGATTGATGAGGCAAGGTTTGAAGCTCCAACAAATTTTCACTAGCGTTTGCCATTACAAACGGGCTAACGAGCTCTACTACGTTTCAGAACTCTCTGCTGCTCCGCCAAGGTGTATTCAGGTACCTCCGACCAAGACGCAAAGTCGTCCGAAAACATTAACTTTCCCTTTTTCAACAGGAAAGATGGGTCGAGCTGCTCGCGTACAATTTCGCAGAAAAGGTTTGCGGCCTTAACAAATTCCTTGAAACTGGCCACGTAGGTCTTTGCCCAAGCAATGTGGTCACGATTGTCACGATCAAAATTGGGGTTCTGGTATCGCTTATAGACATGGATACCCCGATAGGCTTTTCTCCTAGGCTCGTATTCCCCCCGCTCTAACAGCAGATCAACCGCATGATTTGCCCTTTCAATCATATTGGAAGCTGCGAGCATGATGTCCGAATAGTCATCTCTCGGTAAAATCCAACCCGGGAATTTGACCCTTGCCGACCTAGCGCCCTCAACAAAACTTTCATGAAGGCCCGGTATATGTTCACAGCAGGCTTCTTGGGCCCAGTTGTACCAATTGTAAAATTTTAAGTCGGCCGCTATGTCATTGACGATTGAGCTGACATGCCCATCGAACCCTGGCTGTATTTGGCGAGCAATCGACGTCGCCTCTTCGAACGCAGCTACTCCAGGGGCACGGTCAAAGATCTTAAGTAGTTTATCAACTGAATTACGATCAAATGTATTGTCTTCAGGAATCACTACCTTCCAACCTTTACTGTTCCGATCAATATTATTTGGCCGGATCTCGACCCATTGGAGAGCTTTATGTCTAGGTGTGTAGACAACCAACAGTACAGGTAGTGAGTGATTCAGCCAGTAGTCTAGATGTTTATTGTCTCCGTAGAAAACCTGCCCTTCCTTCGTATTTCGGAGATAGCTGTTCCCGGTTTTCACTTGAACAGCTATCAGTTTCCCTTGTGCCTTTCCACGAGTGACAAGCTCGATATGGCCATCGATACCCACATCTGAAATAGGCTGCTCCCTGAAAATCCATCCAAATTCGCGAGCGAGGGCAAGTCCAAACTCTAATACACCTATCCTTTCTTTCGGATCAAAATCCATACGCTCTCGTCCACGGGTGGCATTACACTGGCTGTCAAATCTACCACCGGCTTCGGGTCTGTTCCAGATATGCCTCAACTCAGGGGTGGCTGTACTCCGCCTACAACCTACAGTTACTCCTGCTTTTTAGACTCCAGCAAGCAGGTGTTTATGGAAAAAGGAGGTGGATTTATTTTTCATACGGTAAACGTCCGGTTCTGGTTGAAAACGGCCTGTTACTAGGAATGCCTGGCGAGTTCCCGAGATCATCTCGAAATAGATATTTCTAGTCGGAAATCTACCTTCTGAGCCTAGTCTGGCCCTGTTTGATAAAGCCTGCATTTTCACCAATCGTTTGTAGCGCTCCCCAGACATTTTCGCTCGCCTCAGCTAAGCCCTGGTGTTCAACCTGGAGCTACAGCTCCGTCACGGCCGCCTCCAGATCTGACTGGTTGTGATAGATCCTCTCCAGCACATCCGACAGCGAATATTCACCTGGCATGGTTTCGACTCCTGTCGAGGAAAAGTACAAGCGTAGTACTGGCAGTGCCCCAGCCAGGCAGTTATTGCGGCTTGCTTGAAAATTGCTACAAAGCGAAGTATTTGCAGCGGTTCAGCCAGTCTGGCTGGTGCGTTGGATGAGTTCTATGTCCAGTCCATCGTTGGATGAGTTCTATGTCCAGTCCATCATCGGACTGGCCTTCCACTAAAGAGATATGCGGTCCTCATCAGCCTGCTTAGAGTGCAAGTGTTGGCCACTATAGGGCGGGTCAGGCCATCGGGAAGGCGCTGAAAACGTCATATTTACAGGGAAGAAGTGGCCTAGAAACACGCTATCAGGGTCTCGAATCCCTATCCACGCCTAATACAAGATCGTGTCTGAAGGACCGCATTCAACTGCCGATACCTCTCACTCAGGCGTCATTAGGACCGCGAGTGTCATCTTGATAAACTCCTCATTTTTGTCGATGGTTTCCAAGGCTCCACGAACATTATCGGCAACCTCGGCGGATCCTCGCTGCTCGACCCAATTTGTCAGCTCCATGATGGCGGCCTCAAGGGCGAGCTGATTTTCGTTGATCTTGAATAGCAGGGAAGGTAGCAGGTCTGAATTTGGCAAGGTCGAGTCCTCCGTGGAGTAATCAGCGTAGCAGGCGGCAACGGCGGTGACACATGCGGAGGTGCAGATCCAGAGCGCTAAAAGGGTGCGTTCGGGCTGATGCCGGCTCGGAGGCAGGGGAGAAAGAGACCGAAATCCGTTCCGCATCGCAAAACCAGCACCTTGAAAGCCGTGGGGTGCAGGCCGTTAAAAATCAGTAGCTTGCGGAACGGTAAAGCTGCTAACCTATTGAAATAGCTTGTTTTGTGGATGGATTGCAAATCCACCTACGCCGGTTCGATTCCGACCTCGGCCTCCACTATAAATAAGCTCCGTAGATCTATGATTTACGGAGCTTTTTTATTTATGCAGTCCAGCAAGATTTTGTCTTGAAAAGGGGATCTGCGAACTTGCTTCACCGCAGCGGGATGTATATATTTCGTCCTCTGTTACACAAGCGTCAGAACTGCCAGATGGTTATTTGTCAGTCTCCAGACTGCTACACCGCGCTACCGCCCGAATGGCGAAACTGGTAGACGCATGGGACTTAAAATCCCCCGCTCGTAAGGGCGTGCCGGTTCGATTCCGGCTTCGGGCACCATATATATCAAAGGCCTGCATGAGGAAGCTCATGCAGGCCTTTGTCGTTTTTGCTCCGCAATTTTAGCGGCCAGTTTTCGAACGGCACTTCTAAACAAATGGCTGGCCAGTAAAACCACGAGGTAATCTTTGCAGTCCGGTCATGGCAGTGAGCCGTTCCGTCCAGGCGGCGCGCCAGTCATTGGCGGTGTGAGTGGCTTTTGCTTTGCGGGCGGCGCGGCGTGCAGCATTGCGCTCGGCCTTGCGCGCGTCCTTGAACGCGTCGGTGTTTCGGCAGCTTCTGCATTTGACGCGCGTTAGCACGTTGGTTGAGGTGAGGTTGCTACCTTTGTGACCGCAGGCCAAGTGCCCGCTGACTTTGAAGTGAGTGACCATCA